TGATACACAAGATACAATGTATTCTGTATTACCAAACAATTATAATGTTACTTTAGAGTTTTTTATGTTAGACCATAAACGCAACGATATAACGGTAAAACGTTTTTTTAATATGGTATCACGAGTAGAAGAAATATTTTATACATTGGTAGACATAGACCCATTATTTAGCTGTACGATAAACGCAATAACATATGAAGATGATGAAGAATTTAATGGATATAGAAAAGCAACTTTTGATATAACCGTAGGAAATGTACGATAATGGCACTTACATACGAAAATATTACTTATGAAAAGATTATGACACCACTGCGTGATAAGTTACGCACAGAGTTTAAAGGTGGATTGCCAATATACTTTGATAATCAACATCAAGATATTGGTACAAAATCATTACGTATTTATCCTACCTCACAAGAATTAGTAGAAAAAAGAACAAAGTCCTACATCAATGTTTACAATATACAGATGGATTATATATTAAAGACATACAGAGATGACGAGAAAGCATTAGACCAGATGTACAAAGATGTTACCAGAATTGAAACCATATTGTTTAACAACTCAAATGGTGGAGATATACCTTATTTTTACGCAGGTATGCCTGAAGTGGAGCATAATGTAGACGCAGGGATAGATAATGTCTATGTGTCAAGAATAACCGTTCCAGTGCTATATGAAGAGGTACACGAGCAATTTGTAAGATTTATTACATCTAATGATAATTTCTTTGTAACTTCAGATGGACTTTTTTATATTGTAAGGAGTTAATTATGGCTAAAAAGTATAAATTAAAAGATAAGTTAATGCCTAGAAAACCAAGTTTTTTAAAACTACACCCTGAAGACTGGGCAAATTTAAATGGTGGTAAATCTATTGAATTAGAAAGTGTACCATCTATAGCTAAAGATTATTTAGAAGAAGTAAAAATTAAAGAGGTAAAGAAAGATGGCAAATAGTAAAGTAAGTTTTAGTCCAAAAGATTTTCAGTTAGCAATAGCACCTGAAACTACAGTAGGTACACCTATTGAAGCAGCAGGTCAAGCTACATATAAATATATCAATATTGATTCTATTGAATTTCCTGCATTAAATCCACAACAGGTTTTAGATGTAAGACACGGAGCAGGTAGAACATTAAAAAAAGTTGATATGTTTTTATCTAACAAACTAACCGTAAAAGAAATTAGTTTTTCTGGTATTGCAGATAGCACTATTTTACCTATGTTACTATCAAACATTACTCAAGAAACTGCTTCTACTTATGATTTTGAAATAGCATACGACCCAGATGAAGTAAAAGTTGGAGAAGCTGCAACAGATAACACAAAAACATTTACCGTGTTATTAGATTCTCCACAATCAGGAAGTCAAATGCAATTTCCTGGCTGTGTATTAACTTCTTTAACATTAAATGCAGATATTGGAGAAGAATCAGGTAGGGTTAAATTCTCTGGTACATTTAAAACAGGTGTAAAACCTGTATTAACTGGAGTATCTGCTATCACTGTAACAACAGCTACTTATTTCAATTCTAATTATTTTATGACTGACTATGGTGACGCAGGTGACGCAGGAGCAGCTACCACTATAGCAGATATAGATGACCCTGTAGTAAAATCATTCAGTTTAACTATGGAAAATGATGCACAATTTATGGGATTTGATGCAGACGGTAATTATCAAATTATCGCAAGAGCATTACCAGAAGTTTCTGTAACATTTGATTCTACAATTAAATATGATGATGAAACAGAAGGTTTGATTAATACATTTGAAACACAATCTACTGGAACAGTTGCAAATACATTAACAGCACTAACTACCTCAACAAGAAACTTTGGTATTTCAATACCTGCAGCAGTAATTACTGATGTAAGTTTCTCTGAAGAAGAAGCAATGTTTATGTCTGTTAGCACTAAAGCAGTAGCAGATGCAGGTGAAACTAATCTTCTGTCAATATCAGTAGAAAACTCATAAACCAATAAAGGATAATCAATGTCTAAGAAAATAACACTCAAGAGTGGCAAGAAAGCTACCCTTGTAGAAATGTCTGTAGACTCATTCGATAAATGTATGGATTCTGTAGAATTTGTGCAGAAAGACGGAGAGTCAGCAATTAAAAATCAATTTGCATTAAGCACACTATGGATTAGAAGTGGTGTAGATGGTGCAGATGATAAGTTCATTAAATCTTTATCTATTGAAGATAGAGTAGAATTACAACTAGCTATTCAGGATTATAATAGCTTGGGGGAATAGATTCCCTCTCACTGGAATTTGGTGTGAGGGTTGCAAATATTCTACCTTTCCATATAAAGCTAAGTTACCTCTTAAAAAGAATAACAGCGTTCACACCTTTACATCTATGGACGATGTATGGTATGTTATCAATCTCTTAAAAGAAGAATTAGAAGAACATAACGAAACAGCAGAAAAGAAGTTTGAACTACATCAAACTATTAAATCACATCTACCTTTTTTTGCTTGTCCTAATCATTTTCTAACCAAAGAATCTCAACGAGATATTAAAAGATATACCTATTCACAGAAGATGAATGTACCTCCCTATGAAGGTTCTTATGGAAATCACCCAAAAAAATGGATTGATAAGTGCAATGTTATAGAAAAAATGTTAAATTATATCCAATCAGAACAATTTAAAAAGAACAAGTAATGGCAGATACAAAACTAAAAGTACAAATTCAATTCCAAGCGACTGGTGATAAAGAGTTAGCAAGAGCATTTAAAACTGCTGCTATCGCTAATGAAAAACTAGAGAAAGCAACCAACCAATTAACCAAATCGCAGAAAAAAAATGAAAAACAACAAAATAGAATGCGTATTGCTACCTCTGGATTGCAGAGAAAATTAGGTGTTTTAAGAAATCAACTTCTTTTAGTTTCTTTTGCTTTTGCTACAGTATCAGCAACTGTTGGTAAGTTTATTCAAAAGTCTGCAGAATTTGAAAAGGTTAAAGTAAGATTAAATGCTATGTTTGGTTCTGTAGAAAGAGGAACAGAAGCATTTAACACCTTCAATAAAATAGCAGCAACTACTCCATTTACACTACAAGATGTTGTTGAAGCTGGTGCTTCGTTAAAAGCATTTGGTGCTGATGCAGAATCATTAATCAAACCAGTTTCTGACTTAGCTGCATTTATGGGAACCACTGCAACGGAAGCTGCACAAGCGTTAGGACGTGCATTTGCAGGTGGTGCAGGAGCAGCAGATATACTTCGTGAAAGAGGTATCTTGCAATTAGTTAAAGATAGTCAGGGTATTACAGACTTAACAAAGATTACTTTGCCAGAATTTAGAGCAGCGTTAGAAAAAACTATTACTGACCCTTCGGTTGGTGTAGCAGGTGCAACTGATAAATTATCAAAAACATTATCTGGTTTATTTTCAAACCTAGCAGACTCTTTTACTAGATTGATGGCTGCTTTGGGAGATATTGCAGCAGGAAGCAAATTTAGAGCAAGTGTACAATTTCTAACTAACGCTTTTGGTTCTTTAGCAGATTTTTTAAAAGAAATAAATAAAACTGATATACAGAAAATAAAAGAACTTAAAGAGTCTTTAGGAATAGAAGATGGAACTTTAATAGAGTTTGATGAATTATCAAATTCTATGCTTGAAGTAATACAGCTTGAAAAGAAACTGGGAGATGGTACTTTAGCTGAATCTAGGGAAAAATTAAAACAAACTGAAGAAAGTTTAATAGAGGTATTACTGAGAAAAAGAAAAATAGAAAAAGAAAATGAGTTAACGTTCAATAAAAGGTCTTTGTCTACAGAAAAAATCGAAATACAAAGATTTCAAGGCATTAGAAGTAGAATTAAAAAAAGAATTAATTTATTTTTACAATTAGGAAAAGCTCAGGAAAGAATTGTGCAACAAGTATTAGATGTTCCTGGTGCTAAAAAAGGATTTTCTTTATTTATGGAAGATGCTGAAAAACTTCCAGAATTAGATGTAAGAGGATTACTACCAACAACAGAAAGTATGGCAGCACCTTTTGCAGTATTTAAAAGAGTGCTAGATGAAAACCTTATAAAGGTGATGCAAGAAATTGACGCCGAAGCAGCAAGAGAAGAGTTTCAGAGGATTTTAGATTTAGAACAAGCATTTGAAGCGACCATTAATGATGCAATTCAAATGAATTTAGATTTTAGAAGTCAATTATTCAGCGACCATTTTGCTAATATACTTGATATGGCTCAAAAAAATGTTGAATCCAGAAAAAATTCCGAACTTCAAGCATTGAGAGATACAGAGAAATTTAGAAATGCTAGTGCAGAAGAAAGAGCTAATATGGAAAAAGATGCTTTGAAAAAATTTGAAAGTCAGCAAAAAACAATTTTCAGATTAAATCAGTTGAATGAAATAGCACAAGTTGCTATGGGGACACAGCAAACAATAGCAAAAATTACATTAATGATTGCAGAGCTAAAAACAGCAGCTAAATTCTTTAAAGGTCAGGGTAATTTTGCTATGGCAGCTTTAGCAGAAAGTCAAATACCTGGAATGACAAAACAAATAGGTTTTGCAAAAGCATCTGCTGCTGCACAAGCAGGACTAATAGCTGCACAACCTGCACCAGCATTTGCTCGTGGTGGTTCTTTTATAACTGGAGGACAACAAATGATTATGGTTGGAGATAACGCTGGTGGTAGAGAACGAGTAGACATCACACCTTTATCCAGTCCAGACTTTGGTGACGCAGGTGGAGGTACTGGAGTTACTGTAAATATTATGGGTAATGTTATTGGTACACAGGAATTTGTAAGAGATAGCTTACTACCAGAGATAGAAAACTCAATCAAAAGAAATCTTGCGTAATGCCTATCAATTCTACAACAGCTTATAATAATGCTCTTAGTAGCACTATAAAAGAAGAGTGGATATTTGAATTAAGAAACGACACTTATACCTCTGGTGGTTCTACACAATACATTAGATTAGGAACTGCTGAAGTAGGTAGTGGTACTACTAAATATCATTCATTGATTACCTCTTTGCCATCAATAAGAGAAACAATAGATTTAAAAAAATCTACTTCAAAAAATGGAAACTTAAGTATTAATTGTGTAAATGGACAATTATCCAATTATAGTAATGCTACATTAGCAGAGGAAATATATGGTGGTACAAGAAAATATATAAATAGAGATGTAATTGTTAAATCAAAAGTTAATGGACAAGAAAATACTATTTATACTGGTAGGTTAAAATCTGTAAGGTTGCAAAATCAAGATGTTGTTACTATAGAAATAGCAGCTAAAACACCAATAGATTTTTTAAAGATTCCAGAGTTTACAAGTAAAGCAGGTAACTTTTTTCCTATTGTATATGGAGATGGAGTTTCAGAAACATCTACGATTAGCTATCCAGGATTTATAGACAATGCAAGATGTTTCCCTTTACAAGTAGATTCGTTAAATGACGATAGATTTAATTGTTTGGCGTTTGAAGGATTTTCATTAGGAAGTGCCACTGATACTGGATTTGATACTGATGGAATTGGCCCCCAATCTTTATTGGCAGATGTTACTGACAATACATTTCAAATTATAAATGGAAGTGTACCTACTGCATTTGAAGTTGGAAAAATAATTCAAATAGATAGCGAAAAAATGTTAATTACTGCATCTGCATTTGTACCTGCCACATTTGTTGAAATAACTGTTGTTAGAGCATACGCAGGAACTACTTTAGCTGCTCACGCAGACGGTGCTGATGTATATTCAGTAGCAATTAGCTCTGGTATTGATGATGGTAAATTACATTATCCGATTAAAGATATGTTTGATGCAAATGGGTTTCCTTTGTTTACTCCAATACTTACGGGGAATGATGAATACGCACAGGAAAATTCTACAAATTTATACGAAGGTTCAGAAAATGATGACAAACCTATTTTATTTGCACCTATTAATTTAAAAAGAGGATATTATATCAGGTCGCAAACAGTAGAAGCATCTTCTGGATATAATGCAACTTCTAATTTGTCAAATGCTTATGATACTTCAGCTTCTTCTTTTGCAACTCTTACGCATAGTGCAAATGATGATTTTACAGTACAAGCATCATTCTTATTAAAAGATTTACCAAGAGAAGAACACTCTATTAAAAAATGTAATTTAAAATTTTCTTATCAAGTAAGTGCTTTCGATGCACCAACTGGTGGAGGTGAAACTTTATCTACGAAATATAGAGTTTTTATAAACGAAGATTACACAGGGGATTTTGTAGATGGAACTGAACATACTGCAACTACTATAGTTCAAGACGCTTCTATAGATTTATTAGATACTGGAAACTTTTCAAGCAATACCTCAAGAGTTCCAGAAAGTATTAGTTTAAGATTTTTTGCAAGTTCGAGTGGTAATATTGGCAGTGGAAGTGGCGATACACACGGATTAACTATTAAAGTATTTGATATGTATTTAGAGATAAATTCAGAAATAGATGCTGAAAATACAGATAAAGATGTACAAAACTTAGTAGACTCAAGTGCTGTTACTTCTGTGAAAAAACTATATACACCTGCAGATGGATTAGACCAATCTTGGGCAGCAGGAACAAGAGTATCCAACATAGTACAAATGCACAGAGATTTAATTTATAGATTTGCAGGTATTACAACAGAACCTGAAAATTATTCTGCATTAAACACAGCAAGAACTAATTGGACTATATTTTATTATTTGCATAAACAAAAAGAATTATTAAAGGTATTAGAACAATGCCAAAAAGAAGGTGGATTTATATTTAGATTTAAAGCCAGTGATGGTAGTCCACAATATATTTACTTGGTAGATAGTCCAGCAACAGACCATACGATAAGCAAAAGTGATATAACTAATACAAGCATATCATTAACTGCTTTTGATAGTTTGGTTACAAAAAGAGTAATTAAATATCAACGCAATCCTATCAATGATGAACTATTATTTGAACAAACATCTACAGATACTACCAACAATCCGAGAACAGACTATAATGTACAAAGTGATGAAAATGTAGAAACAGAAGAATTAGAAATATTGAATAGTGCTATCGGTGCAGTAAATATGGGTTCTGGAAATAAAAATGATGGTTATGCTAATTATTATAATGCGATTGAAGGAAATCCAAAATTGTTGATAGATACAGAAATAATAAATCCAGGTAGCTCTGGTGGTAGCTCTTACTTCTACTTAATGGAAGTTGGAGATATATGTGCGTTTGACCATACCGATATGATTGTTGAACCATTTGGTGAATCATTCAATGGCAAGAAGTTTATAGTAACTGGATTAACAAGAAGTCCAGGAAGTTTAAAAGTATCTTTGAGAGAAATATAAAAAGAATTAAATTTAATTATGCCAATATCCAGAGTCAGATTCAGAACAGATACAACGCCAGATAGCGATAGCACATCTTTGTTAAATGGTGCAATCACATCTACAAGTGTTACTTCTATTGTAGTAGACCAAGGTGGAGATTTTGAAAATAATCAAAATATTAAAGTAGATAGCGAAGAAATGACTATTACTAATATTTCTGGTAATACGCTTACTGTTGTTCGTGGTGTCAATGGAACGACTGCTGCAACTCACACAGACAATACGATTGTTTATAAAGATGATAGTTTTATATACACGCCAACACAAAATCCTAACATCGGAACAGACACTTCAAAAACTTACGATGGCATAAAAGTTAAAAAATCGCTTGGTGGAGAAACATATACATTTGCGAATCACGAATCATCAAGAAGGCAAAGAAAATTTGTATATGAAAATATAAGTGAATCAAATAAAAACAGATTGGTTGCATTGCACGATTACGCCAAAGGACAAAAAACTTCTTTTCAATATAGTGAAGATGGTGACACTTGGTATGAAGTTCGCTTTGTAAATAACAAATTACCAGTATCAGAAACGGCTTATAATGTGTATCGTGTTGAAATCAACATAACAAAGTGGTATGAACACCGTAAATAATGCGTTATTTAGCGTCTAGTCTTTTTTATCTTCCAAACTACGCAAAATTAAGTTTTCTCTTCTTTTATTAGTTTGTCTTACTCGTTCTTTAATATTATTATCCTCTTCTTTGAGCATTTTTAATAAATCTTTGTATCGTTCTGCTGTTTTTTTATCTATCATAATTTTTTAGGGCAACCAGTAGCCAACCGTATTTACAAACAATAATCTTATTTAGAGCATTAATTGAAATAAGACAGGATTGATTACCTGCGACACTCCTTAAAATGCCAAATATGTAATTGAATGAATGTTGCCCTAATCCGTTAAAATGGTAAATCTTCTACTTTTGATTTAGGGATTGAAAAAGATAATCCAAAATATTTCTTTCCACCCTTACTTTCATTAACCCAAGCAGATACATTATAAACTGTTCCGTTTACGTTTGCTTGACCTTGATAGTCAGGTTGTGTGTCTTTTTCTTTTTTTTCATTATTGAATAATGAACCTTTATTTTCTTTGTGTTCGTAAGCCATTACTTTAATCTCCAAGTGTATGTTTTTCTTCCTGCTGCTCCTAATACCTTTTTATCTGTTTTTACAAGTCTATTACGATTTGTTAAATCAGTAATTGCTCTGCGTATAGATGTTAAAGGTGTTTGTTCATTAATTGATTCATTGTCAATTAAAAAAGCCCACACCTCATTCGCAGATAGATTTTCATTAGGATAAGTCTGAAAGACTGCTAATGTTAATTGTTCTTGATTGTTTGCTTGTTTCATATTTGTTTGTAGCAAACTTCCATTTTCATTTGTTGTATTATAGTACATTTTACCTTCCTTGTTTTTATATTTAAGACAAAGCGATACTATTGCGTTATAAACGCATTGATGTAATTTTGTGATAATCATTAGTATTTAATCGTCACAGTTTTCGCAATGTTTCCAGTTTGGATTAAGTCCAACATATTCTTGTTCAGTTACTCTTGTAGGATTGTCCATTGCTTTCTTGATGTCTAATGCGACACTTTTGATAGCAGGTGGCAACTTCCTAACATAGTGACTTTCAAAGATATGTTTTAGCACTTGTTTTTCCTCTGGATTTAGTTTTAACATCATATCGTTACCTCAAATATGGTTTTCTTTGGTTTTAATTTGTTGGAAGATTTTGCGTTATAACTTTCAAGTTCTTCGTTAATGTCATAACACTCTTCTCCAACATATT